CGGCTACATTTTTTGCAGTTTCTATAAGAGCTTTCTTGTTGGAGGGCTCAGAAAGTTTACTTCTGTTTGAGGATTGTGCATTTAATGCCACAACACTCAAAACAACAAATATGATAAAAAGAACCTTTCTCATCGTTATGCTATTAGTTACTTCTCGTCAGTCTTTGCTACTTTTGGTTACTGTTCTCTGTTTGTCTGTAGGCTCATCATCATTCATGCAACTTGTAAATATAGTAAAGATACAGAGCAGAATGAATAAGATGCCAATTTTTGTTTTTTGAATATTCATAATTCTAAGTATTTAGTGAAACTTCTGTTATCATGGTGCAAATATAAAGTTTTCTTGCGATAATTTATTGTAAAACACCGAATATCTACATTATTCTGTTACAATTTAGAAAGAATCAAAACAATGTCATTCCATATAATACATTAAAACGTTTTATCATATGACATGCATACATTAATTATGGCACGACAGTAAATCAATAAATTTATACGACAGTACATCAGTATGTCAATAAGTCAATACGACAGCAAATAATCGATTCAACAAAGATGTAGCAATATTCAGCAAAAGGTATTTGTCCCTCCGCAGAGTTGCAGGACTATGGTTGTTTTCTCTTTTGCTCCGTACAGCCTCTTGAAGATGGCATCACGAAGTTGTGTAGCCCCATTAGAGGTTAGGCGGAAGCAAATGGCAACAATCATAGGGAATCCATACAGCGTTTGCCAAACGCCTTTGGAAAGTTCTTCCCTTTGTTGGACCTCCAACATAGACAACATACCTTCTTTATATATAGCTCGTATCACGGCTTTGAGCTTCGGGACGGTAACATAAAGCATATCCACCAACTCACTCTCACTCATCCACAAGTTCTCCAAGTTGGACGGAATGGAAAGCGTTCCATTTCCGTCCACAGTGATTATTGTCCTTTTCATGCCATCCCTCCCATTGCAGGCAAATGCCCCTTGATTCGACTTTCAAAGACAGTTATGTCATGGTCAAGTTTGGTACTTGTCACCTTGGCGTATATCTGTGTCGTGGTGATGTTCGTGTGACCGAGAATCTTGCTCACGCTCTCTATCGGCATGCCATACTCCAAGGCTAAAACAGCCCAACTATGACGTGAGACATGAAACGAGACACGCTTCTTGATGCCACACATTGCAGCAACTTTCTTTATGCGCTTGTTGATGCTGTCAAGGTTGCCGATATTGAACAAGTGACTTCCTTTTCTGAAAGCCTTGTATCTCCCAATAATCTGCATGGGAATGTCCATCAACTTGATTTGGAACGGAACGCCTGTCTTCTGACGCTTGGAAACAATCCAAGGAGCACCGTTTATCATGCTGATGTTATCTTCCGTCAAGTTTTTGATGTCGATGAAAGATATACCTGTCCAACAGCCAAAGATAAAAAGGTCTCTCGCAAATGCCATGTTCGGGTCTTCCAACTTTATCTCTGTCATGGCGGTAAGCTCGTCCAAGGTCAAGAACTCACGTTCCTTGTGGTCTGGGTCAACGTGGTACATGGCAAATGGATTTCTCGGTATCTTGCCGTTGTAGTGAGCTGCCGTTACAATATGCTTCAGTGGTATGGAGTAAATCCAAATGGAGGACTGCGCAAGTCCGACCACATTCTTCAAGTACAGGCAATAGTCACGGATGAACTCCTCGGTAAGCTCATTCATGGACATATCACTGCGCTTGTACTGATACTTGATAAACTCGGCAACATACTTTCTCACCACAAGATACTTGTTGTAAGTGTTCTTGGCTCTGTCCTTGCCCACACGCTTGGCAAATGCAGCGTTCTCCTTGTCAAAGGCTCTGAGCAATGTCTCGTACTCCGTGCCTATGCCTTGGTAGGCGTTTCTCACCATTTCAGCGGTAACGAACGCCTCACGGTCGGAAAGTCGCTGGTAATGCTTGGTGATTTGAGCCTTGATGTTGTCAAGCGCAAAGTTCACCTCCTTGGCTTCCTTGCTCTTGCCAGTGGCTCTGTTGCCCTTGGCATCCCAGATAGCCTTGGTCACGCTCTGCTTGCAACTGAACTGTGCGATAGTTCCGTTGATTGTCACTCGTCCCATGATAGGGACAATTCCGTTTCTCTCCTTGCTTCCATTTACATAGAAGACTGTCTTGAAAGTGCATCTCATAATTCTTACTTTTTTGTTCGGTGCAAAATTAAACTATGAGAGCTGCATGGCAAAATCGAAACTTACGCAGAATGGGGAAATATGAACCGTCACCGTTAAAAATGCTTATTAGGGCGTTTCTGCGAGGTAATGATTTGAAAGCGTTTCTATTTCTCCAATCGTAAGCGGCTCCGCGTTTATACCTTGCATAATCAAAAAAAAGCAGTAACAGCATTTCTTTGATAGCTGTTACTGCTTTTTCCAACGGTCAGGGAGTAAGTCTCTGTATTTTTCTAATGGCGTGTTGGGCTGCCATTCGATAGTCTTGTCGATGACATCTTTTATGTAATCAAACAGATTGATGCCATTCAGTTTGCATGAGATGGATATCGTGTATAGGATGGAAGCACGCCTTGCCCCCTCGTGCGAGCCAAAGAACAGGGAATTCCTTCTTGACAACGAGATATATCGCTGTATTCTCTCTACATAGTTGTTGTCCAAGGCTGTGTCACCTCTTTTGAATATGTCACAGACGGCATTGTATTCGTTGAGGGCATAGCCGACCGCCTGCGCCAAGTCTGACTTGGGCAGCAAATCCTTCCTGGAAGTTATTTCCTCCAGTTTCTCCTTCAAATCCAGTAAAATTTCCGATGCGTAAGCTTGGCGATACGCCCTGTGGTCTTCGACGGTCCATCCATTCTTGCCGATGATATGCTTGTGGTCCTCATGGTAGAACCTTCCGAGGATTCTCGTCACGCCCTTGGCGTCCTTGTCCTCCTCGCCACAGTCTATGAACTTTCGCTTGAGGTGCTGTAGACAGGCAATCCTCGTAATGTTCGGATAGGAATCGGACTCCATCTTCTTGTACGCAACATAGGCGTCGCTCTGTACGGTTCCCTTGTAATCAACAAACACATCAAGGATAACCTCTTCCGAACGTGATCCGTCTTCGTATATAAAGAAGACCAGTCCCAGTTTCGGGGAGCAGACCGCCCAGAGATATCCTTTCTTCGAGCCCTTGTCCGTCGGCTTTGTCCTTGCCAGCAAAACCTTGTGGTACGTCTCGTCCGCCGTCACGTAGTCTTGTTGCAAAACCACCTGCTTGATGGCCTTGTAGATGTTCTCCAGCACGTCCGCACTTCTTGCAATCAGCTTGTTGGCTGTGGCTTTCCTCAACGTAAACCCATTGTCGGCAAAGTACTTGACGATTCTCTCAACAGGCATGGCGTACATGTATCGCAGTTGCATGAGCCCCGCCGCAAAGGAGGAAGTGTAGTTGGAGTTCAGCAACAAGGACTTCGGTGTTTTTCCCGGGTACAGCTTGCTGCCATCCGTATATGTGTTGATGTGGTACACGGTCTTGACGAACTTGATTGGCTCCATGCTGTAGCGAACGCATTCACGAGTTCCGTAGAGTCGCAGCTCTTTCATAAGCTCCGCGTCTATCTCCGGGTCTATCGTAACATGCTCTTCCTTCATCTCGAAATGCATGTCGCGCTTGGCCCCGTTGTTCTTGCGCTCCTTTCTTCTCTCGGCTTGCTCCCTTTTCCTCTTGTCAAACTCCTCCTGGGACATTCCACCACCATGGCTGTCTTCCTGTCGCTCGGATTTCTTTCCGGACACCAATTTGCCGAGCGCCTTGTTCTGGCGCTGAGCCTTGTCGATGGCGACACCTTTTTGGACGAGCATTTTCTCTAACGACTTGATACGTTCAGTGAGTTCGCCGACCTGTATGGTCAGCGAACTCACTGATTCGTTAGCAAGCCGAAGTTGTTCGTTGGCAAACTCAAGCTGCTCCTTCAAAAGTTCTATAATCTCGTCCTTTGTCATAGTGCAAAGGTACAAAAAAATATCGAGATACGCAAGTATTTTTGCAACAAAATGCAAACTATTTTATTGGTAATCAATAGGTTGTGATTACATTCAAAGCTCTACAGGACGAGTCTCTTTCTATATCTCATGCTCTTTAGACAAATTCCGCTCATAATGGCTGACAGTGTCTTGTAGGGCATTTTGCATTGTTTGTTCTTCGGGTCAAACAATGGCAACTCGAAGGTACCTCGCTCCAGCCGTTTCTGGTACAGCAAGAACCCATCGCCATCCCACTTGAGCATTTTCACCTGTTGACGGTTCTTGGAGAAAAAGATGAACACTGCGCCACCGAGGGGCGGAAGCTCCATTTCGGATCTTACAATCTTATACAAGCCGTTTATGCCCATGTTCATGCGCACATATCGCTGACATACGTAATATTGAGTACTCTCATTTAGTCCAAACATAGCATGTCCTCCTTCTCGTATAGTTTCATCAAGGCCATGACCGACTTGGCGCTTCCTTTCTTTATGTTGACAATCGTTCCATTGGGAAAGGTTAGGCTGATACCACTAAGGACATCTTCGGTCGGAGCTTCTTGTGCAGGAATTTCAAGAGAGGCAAACAATGAGCCTTCCTGCTCGCACGTTGTTGCCAATGTTTGCTGGAGAGCTTCTGCATACTTTCGGCGTGCCTCCTCCTTGGCACGTAAAACCGAATAACCTTTTGTCATCATCCAGTTTTGCATACCACCATAACTTACATGTTTGTCTGCCAAGAAAGGACGCAACCTTGTCTCTGGCTTACTGTTCAAACGAGTCAAAAAGGCACTCCAAGCCTTCTCGTAACGTTCTGTTGCTGTCATCATCATAATCTTTTGATTTTAAAATTATGGTGCAAAGGTACAAACTTCGGGAGGATATTACAAGGTATAAACGCGGAGCCGCTTACAAAGGTACGACTATTTATTGAATATACAAAAGAAAAAGAGCAGAAAGTTTGTCAATAGACTAAACTTTCTGCCCCTTGCTAATCTCATTATAGAAAATTATAGGATTTCTATAATTTAATTTGGATAATCATTCACTTACTTCTCCTTTGGTCTTGGTACAAACTCGGTGTGGAGGGTCTCCATCGGATGTTCCTTCAGGTTGACGAGGATGTTTGGCGTGTTGCCGTTGGCGATGATGACCTTGATGCCGGCGTTGGCTACTTCTTGTGCGGTATGAGCCTTCGAGGTCATTCCGCCTCTACCATGGCTACTCTTGCTTGCCTGGATATACTCGCTGATGTCTCGGTCGTAATATACCGATGGGATGATGCGGGTGTTCGGGTCGCTAGGGTCGCCATTGTAGATGCCATCGACGTTGGTGAGGAGGATGAGGGTGTCTGCCTTCATCATCTTCGCAATCAAGCCTGACAACTCGTCGTTATCCGTAAACATCAACTCGGTGATGCACACGGTATCGTTCTCGTTGACGATTGGCAGCACTCCATTCTCCAGCATCACCTGCATGCAAGCCTCTTGGTTTTTGTACTGCTCCTCGGCGCCGAAGTTTTCTTTCATGGTCAGTACCTGGCCTATCTTTATGCCGTATTCACGGAAGAGGTTGTAATACAAGCCAATGAGTTTCACTTGTCCGATGGCAGAAAACAACTGGCGTTGCTCCACGTTGTCCAAGTGATGGTCCACGTGATGCTCGGCTCTTCCTGCAGCCACGGCACCAGAAGAAACCAGTATCACCTCATAGTCGTGTCGGCGAAGCCAAACGAGTTGGTCAACAATTGCCGACATTCTTGTTACGTCCAATTTTCCGTCCTCTCGGGTCAGCACATTGCTGCCCACTTTTACTACGATTCGTTTTTTCATTTTATGTTGACTTGAGGGAGTTTAGAAGTTTAGGAGTTTAGGAGTTAAGACAATAGATGGATTAATGATGAAACTTGTTTTTGAGGATGCCAATTCCACGCCTCTTACAAGTATATAACATATGTCTTAACTCCTTAAACTTCTTAACTCCTTTAACTCCACATGATTTTATTCTTTCCTATTGTCTTTCTCTCTAATCTCGACTCTTCGAATCTTGCCCGATATGGTCTTAGGCAATTCATCTACGAACTCGATGATGCGAGGGTACTTATATGGTGCAGTCTCATGCTTCACATGGTCTTGCAACTTCTTCACGAGGTCTGGTCCTGCCATGCTCTTGTATTCGTCCTTGAGCACAACTGTAGCTTTCACCACCATGCCTCGGATAGGGTCTGGTACTCCTGTGATGGCGCATTCCACGACGGCAGGGTGGGTCATCAAGGCATTCTCCACCTCGAAAGGACCGATGCGATAGCCCGAACTCTTGATTACGTCGTCGATTCTGCCCTCAAACCAGTAGTAGCCTTCCTCGTCGCGCCAAGCCATATCGCCCGTGTGATAATAGCCATCGTGCCAAACCGACTTGGTTTGCTTTTCGTCACGATAGTAATATTTGAACAATCCGAGTGGCTTGTCATCGCCGATGCGGATGCAAATCTCGCCCTTTTCGCCATCCTCGCATTCCGTCATGTCGGGACGCAAGATATGCACATCATATTGCGGGTTAGGTTTGCCCATGCTTCCTGGCTTCGGCTTGATCCAAGGGAAGGTGCCGAGTGTCATGGTGGTTTCGGTTTGACCGAAGCCCTCGTATATCTGGATGCCCGTCAGTCTCTGGAAGGTCTCTGCCACGGATGGGTTCATCGCCTCGCCCGCTGTGGTGCAGTATTCGAGACTGCTGAGGTCGTACTTCGAAAAGTCCTCCTGTATCATGAAGCGATAGATGGTAGGAGGGGCGCAGAAGGAAGTGATGTGATACTTCTCTATTTGGCGCATAATCTTATCCGCTGTAAACTTCTCGTGGTCGAAGACGAAGACGGTGGCTCCGGCAAACCATTGTCCGTATAGCTTGCCCCATACTGCCTTGCCCCAACCTGTATCGGCTACGGTGAGGTGGATGGAGTTTTCGTGCAGGTTGTGCCAATAGACACCTGTGGTGAGATGACCGAGGGCATAGAGATGGTCGTGAGCCACCATCTTTGGCTCGCCCGTCGTGCCCGATGTGAAGTACATCAAGAGCGTGTCCTCGTTGGTGTTCACATGCTCTGGACGAACGAAAGGAGCGCACTCGTTCCATTCCTTCATCCAATCGTGGAATCCCTCAGGAATGTCGGGACCGATGCTAACCAATGTCTTGACGGTAGGGCTCTCAGGCATTGCCTCCTTGATTTGCTCCACCACATAGTCATCGCCGCAGCAGATGATGGCTTTCACGCTAGCCGCATTGTTGCGATAGATGATGTCGTGCTTGGTGAGCATGTGGGTGGCAGGGATGGCGACGGCTCCTATCTTGTGGAGGCCGAGCATGGCGAGCCACCACTGATAGTGGCGTTTCAAGATGAGCATCACCTTGTCGTCGTGTCCGATGCCGAGGCTCTGGAAGTAAGCGGCAGCCTTGTCGCTCTGCTCCTTCAAGTCCTTGTAGGTAAAGCGGATTTCCTCGCCACGCTCACTGGTCCAAAGCAGTGCCACGTGGTCGGGCTTGATTTTCGCCCACTCGTCCATCACGTCGTAGGCGAAGTTGAAATCCTCTGGTATGATAAACTCCAGATGCTCCTTGAAGTCTTGCTCTGAAGTGAATTTCGTCTGTTTTAAGAATCTCTCAATCATGGTTTATGGAGTTTGAGAGGAGTTAACTCATTTAACTCCTATATGATTATACACAGGAACTTGGCAGGCTTGCCATTCAATGAGCGGAAGCAATGCTGCTTCTTGCTGTCGAAGTAGATGCTGTCGCCTGGGCTTAGTTCTATTACCTTCTCCTCGATGGTTACTTCGAGCGAGCCTTCTATCACGTAGTCGTATTCCTGCCCGTCGTGTCCATTCTTATGAGGCTTCTCGTCGCCTGGCAATGGATCAACTTGCAC